TTGTATTCTTCCACCAACTGTTTGTTTTGCTCAGTGCGCAAATCTTGCGTAGCTTTGCTAACTATCGGCACGCCACCACTTTGCGACATACCGGCTAATTGTTCGGCCGTAAATATCTTATCTCCTTGCGGAGTAGAAACCACAACGTCTTTAGGAAACTCGTATGCTGCTTTTCCTGCGGCCTCAGCTTTTGCCACCGAGCTCAGCGCATCCGTAGCGCCAGCCACCGGCTGCACCTGCAACTTACCATCAACATAGCTGCCTTGCATATTTTTGTTAGGATCTGCTACGAAACCTGGCCGTCCTGTAGAATCAACGTAGGTCTGTCCGGGTGACAACGTTAGAGTGCCTTCTTTTGCTAGTTTAGCGCGTTCAAATACACCCGCTTCATCAGGTCTTATCCCGTAATAGCCATACTGTCCGCTCAGGCTTCCGGCTTTTTCAGCTGCTGCTTTGGCTGCCTGCATCTGGTTATACCCTTGCAGTGGCGACACACCTTTATACCTATCGTAATTCATACCTTGGCTAAACATCGTGAGCATTTTATCTTGCTCTAGTTTAGCGGCCTGCGCTGCCATATCGTTGGCCTGCTGCCGGATATAGGGGTTGCTTTCATATCCGGGCTGGCTTCTAAGTTGCGCAACAGCTGCTTCAGGGCCAGCGGCCACTGGCGCTACTGCCATTTCTCCGGTGTTAGGGTTTGTCCAACCTGGAACACCTTGCGCGCTTTTTGCCAAAGCGTCGGCTAAAGCTATATCAGCTTCTTTGCTTTGCATGTTATCTTTTCTGGCCAACAAACCGGCCATTACCGCGGCTGCGCCGCGTTGCATACCAGAACTCAAATCGCTAGAGGGTTGCACGCCTTGAGCCCACAACTGCTGTTGCATATACCGGCGTTGCTCTATGCTTGGAGGTAGATTCCTGCTCATATCATATACCCCTAAAAATACCCACCAGCCGCCGCGCCGCCAGCAAATGCACCGCCAGCGCCTATTAAGCCGCCAAGTAACTGACCTTGCAATTGTGATTGGGTAGCATAACGCGCCTGACCCGCCCTAGCAGCGCTATCGTACGCTCCAACAACGTCTGTAGGAGCGACTTGCGTTTGAACTGGATTAACTTGTGGGACGTTAACTTGTCCCGTGCCCAGCAGTGCAGCAAGCTCGTTAATTGGCTGCGAGCGCTGCAGCAACGCCTCAGATAACAGACGTTGTCTGGCGTCTGATTGAAGACCGTACATTCTGGATTGCTCAGCGCCACCTGAAGCTTGAGCTGCAAGTCTGAAATCGTTCTCTTGCATGCTCAAATCGCGCATGGCGTTTGTCCACGCCTCTGACCCCGGCTGAATACCTTGGTTTTTAAGCTGGTTTTCAAGCCCTGCCCGCTGCTGCGCCATTACGGGAGCATTACGGTCTAGTATAGCTTGTTCTACACGTAATCTATCTGCGGAGAAATCGTTAGAACCTGTTAACGACGGTAATTGCGAGAAATCTAGTTGTCCGGCTGTGGCTTCGCCAATACGTGATAATTGAGATTTGGCTAACTCTGCAGTAGATGCGCCTACTTCATCCTGCGCCGAAATTATGCGCTGTTGCGCTTCTGAAGGTGTAGCTGTAGCTGCGTAGCGGTCACCACCTAAATCTTTATAGGTTACACTGCCATAAGGAGTGTAGGTGTCTATCATGTTCATACGCGCTTGTAAGCGCGCAGTTTCTGCGTTAGCCGCTGACTGTGCGTTGGCTGTTGCCACCGGATCGGGGGCTGCTGGTGCTTTTGGAGAAGAAAACAGTGCTGTCATTTATATACCCTAATGATGCAGCTTCTTCACGGAGCATCCCCAGCCCAACTATATGGTCTTGATTCCATGCGTAGCGTTTGACGCCTTCTATAGCAAAACCCATCTTTCTAAGCAATCTTATTGTTGAAATATTTGTAGAAATGCATCTCGCTGATATTCTACGACATTTTAACTGTTCGAACGGATAATGCATGAGTGCCGCTATGTTTCTTTTTCGCAACCATATAAAACTATCCGCGGCGCATGTTACTTCAATGTCATTGCCGTTATGGTCATGGTATGCAACAGCAGCTACGATTTTGCCATTACATGATATTCCTATATATGTAGCCGGTATATCTGACGGATAAACAGGTATCCTGTCCATTATGAATTGTCTTAACAGTTTCTGGTCGCACGTTATCATATACCGGATGTTACCACACTAGAATACATTACTGTTTGCAGTTTGACCTCAACACCTTGCGTACGAGTTGTAAAGGTGGGTGCGAACGTGAAACCAACGGCGTGCGCCGTTTGCCAGCTTTTTATTGTTTGTAAACGCCCGCCCCAAGAAGTGGTGTCCCACGCGCCTTCGTCCCAGGCAGTAAGCGTTTGCGAACCGGTTCCAGGAATAGCTATATTTCCGTAATCTGTGAAATCTATACCCACACTAAACGAGTACGGCAGCGTAGAATCCGCTACAAAAACCGGATTTATCGCCTTAAGTTCTTTTTGGGCACCGCGCGTTCCAAGGTATGTGTACGCCGGTTGTACCGTTCCTACTATGTCTTGGAATGCCTGCGTTGTCGCCAACGTATCATCTTCTGCGCCGACGAAGCATCTAACAATCATCCCATTGTTTCCGCCAAAGTAGGTGCCGCCATCATGCGCCGCGAAACAAAATGCGTTCCAGCCGTTAAACTCACACCACGCAGTGGTTTGCGTGTTCATAACATACTGTTTAGCGGTAGTTGAAGATGTTGGTACGTTTACAAGGACAATACCTTCGGCCACAACTAGAGAGCCTTCCCACCCAAAATTCTGCTGAAAATTGGTATAATCGCTAGTAAATTTATCGCGTATGCGTTCTGTTAACGCAAGTGCTTGCGCTTCTGACCCACCGGTTGGTAACACTTTGCTAAAAGACAGCACACCATCTTTTGTAAGCACGTTGCAGTCAGATCCGGTGGCGAACATAGGCCTATTGCCTATTGGTTGCGGGAGCTGAAATACGCCTATCAAACCCCACGTACTGGCACTTGCTGGATCGGTGCCAGCATAAATAAGTACCTGTCCCTCGCTAGTTAGAAAAGCGATGTGGTCGTCCATCCCACTGCCACCATCCCGCGTCCAGGTTTCTATAGCTACAAGAACACCGCCCTTGGTGGCATACGCGCTAAAATCCAATTTAGAAGCCGCACCTGCTATAGCGCTGGTAGCCAGGTACCAAGCGTTTAACGTGTCTTTTTCAATGAAGAACAATCTAGATTGGTGTGCTTTCACAAAAGATAGCGTGGAAGCCGTAAGCCCGCTTCCTGTTATCGTAGTTGTAGATATAACACTGCCGTCATATTTTAACGGCGTATCCGCGCCGTTCACCATAACTAAATGGCCAGACATCTGGGTATACGACCATTTATCGTTTGTATAGCCCGTTCCAAGTGAACTCGCTATAGCCCCACCTGCTGTTACGTCATATATCTTTCCATCGCAAGCCGCCAAAAGCTTTAATGTAGCTTCGTAAGAGTAAGACATAAGTGTCTGAACTGCGGCTGTAACCCCGGTTATAGACGCGTGTCTTTCTGAACCTTTTCGCAAAACAACCGAGTTGTTTTTTGGAACATAATTTATCAATTGCAGCGCGTCTGTTTCTTGCATATCAGAAACCGCGTCTTTGGCGTTTATCCCTCGTATGGGCGCGCCAACCATTTTAATATTAGCTTTGCGTTTAAGCTTAAGGGCCATCAGCCACCCCAGCCATATTCTGGTATCTGTACGCCACCTATAACATATTTTGGCGGGGCTGCATTGAGTATAGGCGCAGGAACATTAGTAGATTTTTTACGCATCTTGTACGTCGTGAACTTACCGGCAATAGCTGAAGTATCCATACCTTGCGTATCTTTATAAGCATATTCCAACGCGAGCGTTAACAGCAGCTCGTTGAGTCTGGGAACATCAGTATCTGCTGCAAATGCTGTCTGCCCGGTACCGCCGGAGGATTCACACCACTGGTTGGTTAAATACTCTATAGCTATTGTTTCCCCTGCTGGTGGAGCAGGAAATATATAGAAGTTGTTACTGATTATTCTAAATTTCAAATCAATACCGGCAGCTGTACGGGCTTTTAAGTACTGCCATTCTCTTGGTGTAACACTACCATACACTTCGCGCTGCTGACTGCGGTTCCATATAGTGCGATAAAGCGCTTGATTGAACCCTGGCATTATGGACTCTACTGTCCCTTGGAGTTCTGCTGCTATAGTCGTGTGTGTTACTTGGCGTGTCAGCTCTTGCCAAGGATGCTCTTCAGCCAATATCTTACCTTGCTCGTTAAGAAGCGCAAGCATCTGTACAGTTGTTGGAGACGTATCCCCAACAACCACAGAAGGAACAGAAACAGATCCCAGTTTCTTGCAAACATCTTGAACAATGCTAAGCAAGGTCATCAGCTTCTTCCTCGGTTATATCAGTTGGTACGTCTGCTGTTTCAGTGTTTTCAACATGTTGTTTTTTGGGCTTTCTGGGTTTCGCACTTGCCGCAGCTTCTGCCGCCATTGCTGAAGCGCGCATAGCATCAAGCTCGGCTTTCACTTCTGCCAGTTGGCGTTCGAGCGCGTTATTGGTTGCTACTACCGGGCCTATGTTTTTAGCGGCTTCTATCCATTTACGGGCGTCATCGCGAAGAGCCCTTCCATCGGAACCGAAGATACCAAGTCTAGCATCTTGCACTTCCGCAAGTTCTTCGACAGATTTGATTTTGTGTTGCGCCAGATTGGCAATCTGCGCAGGAGAAATTCTAGGCCACGCGGTAAGCGGAGTTCCAAGAACAGGAGCCTGTTTGTCAACAGACCACATTTTATATGCCTTGATAACATCGGCTTTTTCAGGACGTGTACGCCAATATTCGAGTACCGCCGGGGTGATCTCGATGTCAACAACGTTATGCTTGTCTGCTGGTTGCATGAGCTGCACCCAGTGCGAATTCTTGTATACGGTAACCCCAGCAACTTGCGATTCTGCGTGGTCGATAACGGCTTCTTCTCTGAATATGCAAATAGGCATTTTATGCTCTCTTTTTGTTGATGGGGGCGGGCGCGCACCGTATTAAATGCGCGCCCTCGTTACTTGGTAGTTTATGCTGCTAAGGCGTCGTCAACAAACGGGAACGCGATTTCGAATTCCGCTAATCCTGAAGACGGAGTGTCAACAGCAGAAGCGCCTTTTGCGTTTTTGACGCGGTCACCAGCAACAACAGCATCATCCACAGAACCAGCTGTAGAAGTAGAATACACGTTAGCATTATCTACAAAACCAGTTAGGGCTTTGCCGATAGCTTTACCGTATATCTGATACCAGCCGTATTGGCTAGCAACATTGGCAGACATAGCAACCGCAACCGAACCAATATCGTTAGCAGCTAAAAGCGAAGTTGTGAACCCGTCTGGATTGACGAGAACCCAAGAACCAACTGCTGTGGAAGCCACACCAGCCAGATAGATGAAGGTTCCCGCACCGTAAACTGGATCTACAGCTTCCACTTTCGTGCCGAGTGGGTGCACTTGCGTGGTAGAAGTGTCGGCGATGGGCTGCCAGCCGACTCGTGCATTAGTAATGGTGTAAGCCATATCATGTACTCCTTTATGTTGGTTACGCTTTCAATACGCCTTGGAGAGCGCGGTTAGCTACGGTTAGGTTACCCATCATGATGATAGGGATAACTACCGCGTCTTGGTTAGTAGGCGTGCGTTCAGCGAGCTGTGTCATGTTCGCGTCTTTGTGTACTTTCAAACGCAGATACTTAGTGTTCAAGAAGTACATGTGCGCGCTAGGCATACCAGAAGCAGAAGAATCATGCACAACGTCAGCACTTTTGTATTTTAGCGCTGTGAAGCCCGCGTCTGCCAACTTACTGTCTGCGTAACGTTTAATAGACGTCTGAGAAGTTTCAAAGAACGCGTAGTAATCGTTAGACGCGAGAATAAGGTCGGGAGAATCGGTTCCGCGTGTCAAAGTTAACCACAGGGGCAGCATCAAGCTTTCAATTGTGGTGGAGCCAGGGGTTATAGCACCGCCGCCTTGCAAAGGAGCTGCTGCGGATTGAACTGTGTTCTTCCACCAGGTATAGGTTGAAGAGTTGATACCACCTACAGTACCGGTTCCTGCATCAGCCACGAGAGCTTGCAAACCGTTAATCTGACCGGTGGCTGTGCCGTCAGAATACAAATCTTCAGCAAAGCCGTTGCCAAACGAGGTTATCGCGTTTTTGATACGCGCTTTAACCAAATCAGCGATTTGCGTGGTGCTGCCGGAGTTCATACGGATAACGTCACCAGAAGCAGTAACGTTGATGGCCATGTTACGCCATGCGAAGTTTGCAGCCGAGAATACGTCTGAAGCTTGCTGGTTGAGGGTATCATAACCACTGTAACGCTGATACGTAGAGTTTTCTGCGTACTCAAGGTTCTGAACGATTTCAGTACCACCAGACAGCGTATCATAGTTATTACGCTCCATAATGCGCCGCATAAAGGCGTTATGGTTTGATACGTTATCGTAGATGGTTTTTGGGTGGTTACGAAGGGTCGTTGTGACCAATTCGGTGAAAGTACTATTAGGACTAGCCATATTTTACCTGCTGTTAAATTGTTGATATTCTAGCGTCGTATCTTCGCGGCCATAGAATCAACAGTATCTTCCCAGTTTGCAGGAGGTTTGCTAGTATAAACCACATTGTCCTTCTGCTTTACTTGCACACCACCAGCCTGTTTCGCTTTACGTAACGCTTCTTTAGCCGCCGACGCACGTATTTTTGCAACGTGTGCTTCTTGCTCAAGTCGTATACGTTCTGAAACCTCTTGGTTTCGCACAAGCGCCAATTTGTACGCCTGGTCAAGATTAACAGCAGCACCGGATCCAATGAGTTTAGACATATCTTCTCTAACTTCTTCGAAATATGGGCGCAGCAAATTGCCGGAACCGTCTTTCTCTGTAGCAAAAGCTTCTATGATCTCAGAAGTCTGCGCAGCTGTAACTGCCTCTTGTTGCTTCCGCAAAGTTATAACTTCGCTCTCTAGAGCGCGTAACTTTTGCATTTGCTGCTGAACTGCGGCGTTTTCGCTAGAGGAGCCTACCGGTTGCGCACCGGTAATGCTGGCTAGGTCTAAACCCACACGTTCTGCAAACCATTTGACAAACCCAGCAGGATCGCGATTGGCAAAATCATTTCTTTCGAAAAGGAAATCAACAGCTTGCTTCTCTGTGATCCCCTGACTTTCCCAAATAGGACGGCGTGGTTGCAATAAAGTGTCCAAGTCTGCAATGCGTTTTTTCTCTTCAGATAACGCTTGCGTTTGCTTGGTTAGGTATCTTTGAACATCCGCTTCTCTATCGAGCAAGACCTTTTGAGCCTCTTTAGGTAGAGCGTTGAATGTTTCCTTGTGTTCAGAAGACCAGCGTTCAGGAGGAGAGAGTTTTTCAGACTCATCATCACTGTCGTCTGGTGTCTCATCAGTGTCTTCGTCATCCTCAGAGGAGCTCTCCGCTGATACGTCTGTGTCTTCGTCAGACGTATCAGCAGGAGAAGATTCAGAGAGGTTGTCGCTCACACTCTTTAGAGAAGTGGAATCCTTATTATCATCCTGCGAAGCTTCTTTCAACTCACTTTTTTCGGGGTCAGTTCTGGCATCTATTTCTTTAACTGCATCGGCCAGTGATTTTGATATAGCGTCGTCTAGATTAAAGGTTTCCATTTATCTTCCTACTGTTTGGTTTACGATCTGGTCAATTTGCTTCTCTAAAGCCTGTTCTGCTCTTTCTTTCCGTGTGCGTTCGTTGTGCTCCTTTTCGCCGGGTTCTAGTATTCTGCACCCTGTGCGTTCTAAGTTGGCCAGGTGCTCGCGCTTGCCATCTATAGGCCTGCCAGTAACTGGACAGTTATACGTTTCATAATCCCTGGAGATCATAACTCTCGGCAAAACGAACTCTGTTCCCGCGCGAAACGCCGTGAACTCTTCCTTGGTTACCTTTACGCCGTTTATTCTGTAGGTCACATTTCCTCCATAAGCAGCATTATAACAACAGCTTCTAGCTCATCGAAACCCATATCTACAATAGGAATATGTAGATTAGCTGCTAATATGCCTAATATCAGCTTCATTGCAACCGGATTTTGATAAAGAGCGTATATGTCTATACCACCAGGTGTCGCGTACGCGCCTATCACGCGCTTCATTTTGGCTTGCGCTGCAGTTGGCATTTGCGGCATTTTTGCCTTTAATTCCGCCCGTAGCTTGCGCGCGCGTTTGCGTGTTTTACGCTGTTGACTTACGGGCCGGTGCTCGCGCGGCCAGTGCATGTATATCGATGGGCCGCCGCCTATCCCGCTAGTGGCTATGGCGTCGTCAAAATATCGGGTCTGAAACGCGTTATTTTGAAACGCGCTTGCCTGAAATGCCGGTCTTTCCACTAGTTACTAACTCGTTTGAATTGAACCGCTTATTGTCTGCGTTACCGGGTCTTTTTTCAAAACCACAGTTTTATTCATTTTAGCTATTGCTTGCATTATCTCACCCATGCTGGCGGCCATCTTCCCGCCTAAGTCATCAACAGACCTTTTGGCTTCCTCAGTGTTCTTACGCGCTTGTTCCTGCCCGGATTGTAGCGAAGATATTTGCGCCTGGATTTCCCCGCGTAACGCCTCGATCTGAAGCTTGTTTTGCGCCTGCATCTCTTCTATTGAGCGCTTTGCTTCAATATCCAACGCTTTCAAACGCAGCTCATGCGCACGCTTAGCGGCGTCTAACTGTTCTTGCAGTTGTAACTGCGCAACATGCGCGTTTTCGGTACTCACCAGTTTAGACTCTTCGAGTTGCAGACGTGCGTGTTCTATCTGTAATTTAGCTTTCTCTATCTCGGCTCTGCTAGCTTCTGCCTCACGCATGGCCGCGATTTTCTCTGGCTCGTGATCAGGCTTAGGCGGCTCTTGTGGCTGTTGTTCTGGTGGGTTAGCCTGCTCAGCAGCTAACGCGTCCTCCACCTCTCTGCCCAGTTTAGCATGGCGCATGAACGAGGCGAGCAGGGCCATAGCCGTTTTCTTGGACATAGCCCCGGCCTCTACTAGGGGTCCTAACGCCATAGTAGTTTGCGATATAGAGTTCAATATTTCACTGACCTGCGCGCGATTACGTTGAACATCCAGCGCTATGGTTGAGTCTGTCTCTACGTCTATCAGGATAGAGCGGTCCAGGTCTTCCTTCAATACAGCCTGCGCATCGGCAAGTATCTGTATCTGCCGTGGGTCTGTAGCACCGGCTATAGCGGCCAGTTGTTCTATCGGGTACATGTTTACAATGACTGATACCATCATGCGTATCATGTCTCGACAAAAGCGTTCCATCTCCTGCTGACGGTTCTTCATGCGGATGCTGCCAGACGTAACCTTTATCTGCTGCGCGCCCAATGTCTCACTGGCTTTAGAATCACCTCTTAGTATGTCGGAAATGCCGATTATCTCGTATATCGTCTGCTTAAGCTGTTCGCGTTGCAGATAAAGTATCTGAACAACCCGGGCTGCTGGCTCTATCGGCATCGTCCATATGAGTTTCTCCATGTTAGACGACCCGGCCATAAGCATGGACGTATCAATCCCAACCGGTACATACTGGTTGTCTGTGGATTCAAACAGCGCTGCTAGCTCGGGAACCCCGCTGGGGTACGCGCCTTTGGCTTGTATAGACGATACTAGCGCCGCGATGCGTGCGCTTAGCGTGCTCAACTCCTCCGCCTGCGGCCTATAAACCTCATACTCGATTATAGGTGTCTCGCTGTACGGATCGCGTATATTGCAGAACGGCTCGGGCATGTCGAAGAACTCCGGAAACACGTCCTTGTTCTCCTCTATGAGCAGCGGCGCGTACGGGTAGCTCTCGGCTATCCACAAGACGCGCATCTCCTCCTTGTCCCATATCTCATACACCAACGCCGCCATACCGTTTTCAGGCACGCGGGCTGTACCGCTAGAGCTGGGGTACATAATACCCCCGGCTGATGACGCTGCAGCTCTGTCGTATGTGTATTGCAGGCATGTGTCGGTGTTCTCTCTCGCCCACTTCTCACCCAGGGTGTGCTCAACCTCTTCAGGTGTCAAGTAATGCTTGTAAGCTATCCATGATGTTGTCTTCCACTCTCGCGCTGGCGAGAACACCACGCGGTCCCACGCCCAGTACTCAGGATATTGGCGGATGGCAACAACGCGCTCTTCCCCTGTCTGCTTATCTGTATCTGTCAACGGCTCGACGCGTAGTCTCGCGCAGCCACGACCCACTTTCAAGCCGTCCATGACAACGCCGCTGCCTATGGGTCTGTCGAAATTACACTGGTCTAGCTCTACCTCTATAGCTTTCTCTAACAGCCCACACGCCAGTTTAGTAGCGGGGTCGGCTAACCCAGGCCGCGGACGTATGTCCGGTGCTGGTGTCTTAGAATACACGCTAGGTCTAATGGTTTCTATGTTAGAAAACATTATGTTAAAAGAATCCGCGCCTTCGTAGTTACCATACGCGCTAGTAGACAGCTCGCCACGATACTTTAAGCAGGCGGCGTTGGCTTTTTCTCGCCACTCTTTACCACGCTCTTCTGTCGCGCTTATGATGCTTTTCCACTTATCTACCAGAGCTTGCGAGGTGACGCTTTTACGCGGGCGTTTCGCCGTTGGCGTGTCGTCAACTGCCTCTGGTGAGGCGTACCCGTTGCTGTATTTGCTATCTTCGTCCATACTTGTTGCGCTCGCGTCGTTCTTTACGGTTTAGCTCTAGCAGGTCGTTAAATGTCAGACCAGGATCGGGAGCATAGATGTTTTCTTTCGGCATGGCAACCGGAGCCTTCCATTCTCGCCACGATGTGGCTAAGATAGCGAAGGCTGAAGCAGCATGACTCGTCCAGTCGTGTATCGGCTTGGCTGAAAACACTTTAAGGTTCTCGTCCCACTTAAACCGGTAGAGCTCTAACGTCTCAAGCCCCTTCTCGCAACCCTTGGCGTCGAACCAGGCAACATCTAACGTCTTACGCGCTGCAGCTATCGGAGCCGTGCCAGTCAGTGGCGGCTTCACGCTCATGCGTATACCGTTTTCCAGTGCTATCTCGGCCACGCTCCTACCCCCTGCGGCTTGCAGGTGGTGCGCTGCGTCGTGTGGGGCATAATGCTGCGGCCCGTATGTCCATCCATTATATAACGCAGTATCTTTCAACAGCTTACAGAAATACGGAATATCTCTAAAACTCTCCTCGTGGTACTTCAGTATGCGCACCTCGCCATACAGCGCTTGGAACCACCATATGGCTGTTGCGTCGCTGTTGCCTAGGTCCCACGCGGTATACACCGGTGCGTTAGGCTCATGCGGCAAGTCTTTCACGATGCGGTTCTCCTTGCGCGCCTTGGAAACCCAGGGCCCGTACACAGAACCTAACGTTGCGGCTTCAAAGCTGCACTCGTACTCCTGCGCAAAGCGGCTGTTACCCTCAACCTCACCGAACTCTTCAAAGTACCCCTTGCGCTCTTGTTCTAATACCTCCGGGGTAAAAACCCCAGACACTGACGCGGGTATCTGCTCACAATACCACTGTTTGGGGTCGTTTAGCGCGGCCTTATACAGCGAAAATCCATGATTCTTACCGCGTGGGGTGTAGATGAATAACGCCCAACCGCCGTTTTCTGCTAGAATAGGGCGCAAGTACGCCCATGCGGCCGGGTTGGCAAGTGACCATTCCGAAAACACGAGTCCGGCTACGCTGGAACCAACAAGCGAGTTGTAGTTGTCTGAGCCCACAACACGCCAGGTGGATCCGTTCTTGAACCGTATAAGCATCTCCTGGTCATTGGTCGATTCGCGTAGCTGCTGCGGGAACGCCTCGTCTATACGCTTTATTCCGGTGTGTGGGTTGATGGCCTCCCATATCGCTTTACGCGCCTGTGCGGCTTCTGGAAGCATGTGCCAGTAGTTGGCTACACGCATGTGCGCTGCTACGGCTGCCCAGTGCAGGCAGACATCGTCCTTACCCGCTCGCCGATGCCATACTGCACACGCGCGTTTACCCCCGGAGCACAAATACTTCCACAAGGGTAGTTGGTAGCTACGCGGAAGCCAGTTGTGCGGTAACTGTATCGGACCGTCATGCGTTTCTCTGTTAGGACGCCGGTGCCTAGACATATTGGCTCGCGTCTATGATCTTGTTAGTTATTCCAGACGTTTCGGAGCGACCAGGTCTCTTTTTTCTGCGCGCGCTTTCACGCCTTCCTGCGGGTGGCGGGATGAATGACCCGTCATCGTCGTACACATACTCCCACTCCCCGTCACCATCGTCATCCGAAACAGGACCGCCAGGAACGACTAGCTCTTTTTTTTCGGTACCGGGTTCTACTTTGCTCTGAATGCCGTGGGCGGTATCTATAACTACCCCCCGGGGGGTGACGTCTTGTGCTACCTCCATCTCCACGTCGTTGAAAAAATTTATTATCTGTACCGCCGGGGCAGCATTGTTGATAACCTCCGGGTCCTTCCCCCACCCCCGATGTTTAGCTTTTGGGGCGGATAGAATGAATGTTGCTGCCTTGAGTCGGCTTTCCTCTTTTCCGCTGGCTAGAAGGTTTTGTATCGCTTCCTCAGCGTCGTCTACAATACGCGAATCATATTCTTGACAGGCGTTCACTAACATCACTTGGAACGCGGTATCTAGACGAAGCCACTCTTGGTAATACTCAAAAGGGACGTTCAACCTGTGGCAGGCAACGGTATGCCCTACTCCAGCAGCTATCAGCGAGGTGAGCGCCGTCTGTATCTTTTCTATATCAGCAGGGGGTACCTGCCGTGCTCCCCCCCGGAGGGGCTTAAATGCGAACCTGTGGAAACCCGGGCGTTGCGGGTCCTCTATGACGGCCGGCGTGGTGACTGCTGCCCATGTATCGTTGACATACTCTGTCATGCGCGGATGTGCTCATATTGTTAGGGCCGATGTGATGGTCTACTCATAATGCTAACTCGCCTATGTGTCAACTCCTCATTTTGTACCAAAAAGTTGCAAAAAAGGGGGTGGAAGGCGCGCATGAGTGGGCAAAATGAGGGCTGAAAGGGGGCAAATAGCCCAGCAAAAGTGAGCATTTCTGCGGGTTTCAAGCCGTTTTCGCGCGCATGCCAATTTTTTATAGTGCATAATAGTCCACCCAGAGTCTAAGCCGTTGCGTGCGAGGTATACACACTTTTCGACCTCCAAAACCCCAAAAATACCAGCAAAATTAATTTTGCCCGCCCAAAAAAGCGAGGTATACACACTTTTTGGCCTCTTAAGCCCGGCGCTATACGGGCCTTTCAGAGCGCCTCCCGCGCTCATACGTGCTTTCTTGCGGGTCTTGAGGTATACACACGCGCAAGCGGCTTCCGCTCTCGCTTTCCACCGGGTGTGTATACCTCAAGGCATTTTTGACCAAAAGTATTTTGGAGTGCTTCTATATATATTTTTTTTCTGTTCAGAAGTTTGGCCAAGGTATACACAGGTATACACACACGCAATACGCGAGTACCCGCTCAAACTTATATCCCCACAAACACTCACTATTTACCGCCCACCCCCAACACCGCGCGCTGCCGGTGTTTCAGCGGCATCCGCTGCCCCATCCCATTAACTATTTACCGCCTATTTCCCCTCATACCTAAAATTCACCTCTCACGCACCCGGCCGCCTATAAAATAGAACGCGCACGCGAAATACACAATAAAACCGCACTGTCAACACTAATCTGCATAATTAATTCATAAAAAATAATAGAAAAATCTGCCGAAAAGCAAAATTAATTGTTGCACTCTC